CGGCGACCGTCCGGTACGCGCCCTATCTCGGGCCTCAGTCCGTTTTCCCGCCAGGGGTCGAGGCGCCTGACTTGCCCGCGGCGCACTGGATCGCCAACTTCAACCGCACGCTGGAGACCGTCGGCGGGTTCGATGCGCTCCGGATGGGCTCGTCGCGCGAAGACGGCGCCTATCAATGGCAGTCCCTACACGTCGGCGAGCCGCTCCCGACCGTGCCCAATGGCTTCAACGGTGAGGCGCATGGTTTGACCTGGGTGTCGTTGCGCGTGCGCGAGGTGCGCCCGGCCGGCTTCGACAATCTGCTTTCCGACTATGCGTCCGAAGACTTCCTCCTGCGAATGAGGGTGCGGCGGGGCGCATCGGTGGCGCCCATCACCCAGCGGCAGGACATCGCGGCCGTTGGAATGCAGGCTGCGCCCGTTGGGGCGCCGGATATCCACCTGCACACGCAGTACATCCGCCCCGACGGCAACGCCGAGCAATTCCGCAAAGGAGCATTCTGATGGAAATCTCTCTACTGCCCATGGCGGGCATCAACAACGTGGCCGAGGATGCGGCGCTCCAGCGCGGCGGCGATGCGCCGAAGCTCTATGTGCGCGACGCGGTCAACGTGGACATCACTGAATCCGGTCTGCCGCAGCTACGCACGGGCGTGCGCCAGGTCACGGCGACCGCCTATCGCAACCTCTGGCAGAGCCCGTTGCACGGCGACGTGTTCGCCACACTGGGCGACAAGTGGGTTCGGATCGACCCGTCCAACTGGGCGCACGAGGCGCTTGCCACGATCGGCGATGGGAGCGTGTCGCACGAGATCCTGAACAACAGGGTGGTTGTGTCCGGGCCGGCGGGAATCTTCGTCTTCGATGGTACGAGCGCACAGCGCCTGACTTTCGACAGCCCGGCGCCACCGATGATCGCCGCGCTGGGTGGCGGGGCGCTCGCCGCCGGCGCCTACGGGGCGGCCGTGGCGTGGCTGCGCGGTGAACTTGAGTCGCAGACTTCCGAGGCGGCCTTCACCGAGGCGGGCGAGAGCGGTCTGCTACGCGTGGCCTTTCCGCTGTGCATGGATCCGAGCGTTACCGGCGTGCGGCTGTACCTGACTCGCCAGAACGGCGGCGAGTTTGCGCGCGCAGGAGACTACCCGGCCAACGCGGCGCCGGTGGACGTGCCGTTGTTGCCCGAGTTGGGGCGGCCCGCGCAGTTCCGCCACCTGTCGCCGGTGCCGACTGGCGACTTCTTGCGTTACTGGCGCGGCCGGCTGCTGACCGTCCGGCTCAACGTGCTGCGCTGGTCCGAGGCGATGGGCTACCACCTGCATGACGAGCGCCACGGCTTCTTGCAGATGCCACAGCGCATCACCTTTGTCGAGCCGGTCGAAGGCGGGATCTGGATCGGGCAAGTCGATCACGTGGCATTCCTCGAAGGGTCTGCGCCCGAGGGTTTCTCGGTGCGCCGGCTGGCGTCGCGCGCGCCGGTCCCGCGCAGCTCGATTCGATTGCCGGCCGAAGCCGTCGGCGCGGCGGCCGAGGGCGGGCGTGAGGTTGCGGTGTGGCTGGCCGAAAACGGCTACGTGCTGGGCACGGCCAGCGGCACGATGTTGGAGCTCCAGGCTGGGACCCTGAAGGGGATCACCTCCCTCTACGGCTCGTCCGTGCTGGCTGGCCGACGTATCATCACCGCCGTATCAAGCTGAACCCCCATCCCGCTGCGCAGGAGTGCGGCATAGGACCGAAGGAGCATCCTATGAGCAACCTCCGCAACGAACTCGCGCTCGCGCTCGATCGCGAGCAGTACGATCTCACCGACGAGGGCGTCTACTTCCCGCGCCAGGGCGTGCTGGCGGCCGGCGAATACTTCGACCGCATCAACGGCGGCGAGTGGCAGCGCACCAAGAACCTGATCCCGACCGAAGGGCTCGCGCACATCCTGAACGTGGCGATGGGCTCGACCGCGAAGCCCGCGGGCTACTTCCTCGCGCTCTTCTCCGGCGCAGCAGCCCCGGCGGCGAACTGGACCGCGGCGAGCTTTGCGGCGGCGGCCAGCGAGATCGTGAGCCTGACCGAAGGCTACACGAGCGCCACTCGCCCGGCCTGGACGCCGGCCAACACATCCACCGGCTCGATCGACAACATGGCGAGCGTCGCCAGTGTCACGATCGCCACCAGCTCGCAGCTGAACGTGACCGGCGCGGCGATGTTGACCAACAGCGCCCGCGGCGGCACGACCGGCGTGCTCGTGTCGGCGACCAAGTACGCCGCGGCCCGCGTTTTCCAGAGTGGTGACACCTACGAGGTGGGCTATCGCCTGAGCCTCACGGTGTAAGCCGCAATGCACGCTGCGCGCCCGTATGGACGATTCCCCGCAGGGTCGGATCTCTCCGAGGATGACGCGCGCGCAGTCGAGCATCTGGCGAGGAATCTGACCAACTTCAAGCAAGCGTCCGCACTGGACAGCTTGAAGCAGGTGATGACGCTGCCCAGCGGGCGGCAGGCCATTGCAGTCGACATGGGCGGCACGTTCCGGATCTTCATCGACGAGCCGCGCCCCGTCCGCAGGGATTTCGACGGCCGCGCGGCGGTGAGCACGATCCCGATGCTGTACTCGGGCGCCATCACCAAGGCGCGCGTTCGAGAAGGGGAGGGGGTGGGCATCCGCTTGACCGAGCAGGCGCGCCGTCGCATCGCCGATTACAACCCCGAGGCGCTGCCGCCGAAGAATGTCGAGCTCCAGCGCTTCCGCATCGAGTACCCGTTGGATTTCTCCTACTTCCGGCCCGAGCCGCCCGGGATCTACACCTGGACGCAGTACCTGAAGCTGCGCCCGACGTGGTACAGCGGGACGATGGCAGCGGTCGTGCAGATCGTTGCTGGCTATGGGCGGCAACGCTTGGAAGAGCTTCCGGAAAACCCGGTCGAGCGCGCTGCGTTGAAGATCCCCGAGCCGGTCCGGCAGAAGATCCTGATCGAGCTCCAGCGCCCGCGCCTTCCAGGCTATACCGGCGAGCCGGACGAGGACGGGTGGATTCGCTACGACTACCGCTTTTTCCGGTGCAATGGGGTGGCCTTCGACACTTCCGGGGCTCCGTGGCTACTGCAGGTCAAGTCGGCGGGCGTCTTCGCCATGCCGCTGCCCACGATCCCGGCGACGACGACCGCTGCATTCCGGGCGTGGATCGAAGAAAAAGGCGACGGTGAGATCCTTTCCATCCTGGACACCTTCGGCGGCATGCCGACCGGCGAGACATTCCCTGTGACGGGGGAGGACTTCGAGGCCTGGCGGCGGGCGGGCGCCATCATCAAGGTGTGCGATACCGCCGATTTCTACGACTTCGAACAGTATTACATCGCGTGCGGGTGGTCGTTCAACAGCCGCGGCACCGAGGCGTTCAACACCTGCCGAACCTACACGCCACAGGACATGCTCGAAGGCTACGCCTACAAGATGAGCTTGCGCCTGGGGCCAGCCGAGCGCCGCGGCCTGGTGCAGCCGCAATGGCGTATCGACCAGCTCCTGACCCGCAGCGATTGGGCGCGAATCGACGCCTACCTGAGCTCGCTCTACAGCGCGATCGCAGAGGGCTCGCCTCGGAATCTGGCGATCAAGTACAAGGTGGCGCGCCAGTCCGGCGCCGCGATCCTGGAGCGTGCCGACGGCAGGCGCAAGGGGTCGGACGACGTCGAATACTGGGATGACCTGGAGGCCGAGCCCATCGCCGCGCATTCGGGCAACGTGCGCCGCGTTGGCAAGGGTCCGCTCTACTGGCCCGAGAAGCATCCGCACGCGATGGGCAAACTCAAGTTTCCCGAGCTCTCCGGCCAAGGCTGCGAGTCGTTTCCGATGAATCAGCCCTACACAGGCCCTGCGGTGCGGTCGGACACGATCGTCTTCGGGTGCTATGTCGAGGACCAGCTCAAGGTCGTCAAGTGGTTCTACGACCCGAGCAAGTACAAGCAGCAGGACGCCAGCACATTTGAAGACTTGATGATCGTCGGGCAATGGGAGCAGACCATCACGATGGGCGACAGCCGCATCGCTGGGCACTTCTACACGACGGACTTCGATGACCGCAGCCAGCTCGCCCCAACCGAGGTGCGCACTGAAGTTGTCGGGCGCGACCTGGGCTACGGGAACCCGCGCTACCACTCTCCGCCGCTGCTGCACAAGGCCGGCTGGATCA